ACCGATATTTTGATGTCATTACCTCTTTCTCCAGTATACTTGGCTGTCCCAAATGTATTTGACGCTTTGGCACCGCCCGTATTAAGCTTGTAAATGTATCCTGTTTGGGCATACTTGTAGAAATCTCTTAATCCTTTCAGTTTATCGGAATCATATGAGTGCCCAAAATGTTTCATTGAGTTTTCAATAAAATCACCATTTTCAACCTTGAATATTTCTCCATCAGTTCCCCAGTCAAGTTCCACGCCAAGTGCTGCATATCCCCTGTCAGAGAATACAAGTTCAGCCCTTTCTTTGCTTATAAAGTTGATATACGTTCCCGGCAAAACTTTATTCTGTACAAGCCATGTACCTCCACCGTATGCCATTATTTAACCTCCTTACCTAAAAAATCTTTTAACTTTTTATCTATTTCAGATAGTGTATAATCCGTATTATCTTCAAGCAGTACATTCAGAATGTCTGCTCTGTTTCTGTATCTGTCAGATCCTACAATCTGACTTTTTATATATTTTTCTTCCTTAGCCACAGCTTTTTCTTCTGAGTTTTCTTCTGATTTTTTATTATCTGCCATTCTTTTCCTCCTTCAGTTTTATATTCAGTTCTATTTTTTCCATTTTTGCATTATTGTTACTATCTCCTGCCTTGTAAATAAACATCTCATAAGTCACAAAATAATGCAGCACATTATCTTCCTCCATGGTATTCCTGTTCAGTCCTCTCATAAGAGTTCCATCTTCAAGCTTTATATATTCAAGTACATCGTGCATCTTGTCAAGTACATCGAAAATCTCAGTCTGACTATTATTTTTTGAGAAATAGGCAATATCAAACAGATAACTTCTCAAGTATCTGTTCCCGACAATCTGTTTTTCGCTGGGATTTAGCAGGTCGATAAAAAAGCAGGGTTCCTCAAAGCCCTGTTCAAGTTCATTCACATGCACATCTATACCATCAAAACTTTCTGACAGCCTGAGACTTATTGCATTCACAATTTCATTTAACATTGCTATCCTCCTAACTTCTTGAGCCACTCCGATATTTTTCTTTTTATAACTGCAGGAGCTTCTTTTCTCAGTTCTTCTTCGGAGATAGTTAGCATAAATTTACCTTTTACCCAAGACTTTTTAAGCCTCTTACCAATCGCTGGGACATATCTTCCTGGAGTCTGTCTGTGACCATATTCAACATAGCTTGCATATTCAGTAGAATTTAAAACCTCTATCTCATAGTTACCTCCGTTTTTTCTTACGTCAGATACAGTCCAGTTTCTCCTTAAAGTTCCACCTTGTCCGCCATAAGTCTTTGAGATGGCCTTTCCAGCTTTTTTATACGTCACTGTCTTAGTTTTCAAAACTCTGGCCTTTCCATTCTTATTGTATATAGTGTCACCTTTTTTTATGCCTTTTTTCTTATTGCCCCTCTTATATGTTGCATTCCCAAAATTAGAAGAACTTACAGGAGTTCTTTTAATTACTTTTCTGAGAAGTCTTGCAGCAAGTTCCTTTATAGTTTCGGTCATAAACCTTTCCTCTTCTGCTTTCATTTCCTGCAAAAGTTTCTGAAAATCTTTCAGACCATCTATCTGAACTTCTATTTTACTGCCTGCCATTACGCTTTCCCCTGTTCCACATCAAGTATTATTTCCTGATGATTAGTGTAAACTGCTGATATTCCTGAATGTTTGTATTTCCTTGTAACTCCGTTCTGTGTGACCTCAACTATACTGCCTGGAGGAACATAAACTTCAGGAGCGATAAACAGTTTTACAACTTGAGATGTCTTGGCCACACTTTCAGTCTGTTCTGCCTGACTGATATTCTTAAAACTTAGTCGACACGGTATGTTCTTATAAAGTTCCTTAACTTCGGAAACAACTGTACCATACTTATTTTTAGAATTCTTAAACCCAAATATATTGCATATCCCAGTCCACATTGACTGGATGGCTTCTCTTGCCTGTTTCAACTCATCTACCATACTATCCTCCTATATCTCAAGAGTTCATCCTCTCCTCTTGTCATCAGATATGTCATATAAACTTCAAATTTATCTCCCGTTGTCTTTGTATCCTCGTAGACGACCTTTGTATCGCCTTCACTTATTTCTTTCGCCATACGGCCAAAATTCAATCCATTCAGGTTAAGCTGATTCAGTGATTTCTTAAAATTTAAAAACTCACCTGTACTCCTGTCAATCCAGATGTATTTCAGTCCTTCAGGAACTTTATTCTGATTAGTCTTGTTTTTAATATATGATTTAACTTTCTCAATACTCTGTTCCAACAAAAATAAGTCGGCATCTATGACTTCATAGCCTACCGACTTTAATGTTTTTATCACATCTTCCCTGATATTTTCCACATAATCCATACCCAGCACCTACTTCTTCGGTTTTTTGGCTTTTTCTACTTCTTTTTCATCTTTTCCTACTTCTTCCGTTTTCTCCAAATCGTCTATCTTTTTTTCTCCCGAGTCTTCTTCAGTGCTAACTTCAGCATCAATTTCCACTTCATAACTGCGTTCCCTGAACCATTCGATTAAGTTTTCGTTGTCAGTGTTTCCGACTCCGTTAACAAAAGTTACTCCTGCACTTATCCCTGTATATTCCTGATTCGGTGATTTTATTACAGCCATTTAAAGCACCTCCTACTTAACTTTAATCTTTCTGAATATCCCTGCAGCCTTTGTCGCCTTCAAAGCAACCGCCGCAACCATTTCAACTTCTCCAGTCTTAACTGCTCCCGCTGTCTTATAGTCAGGCAGCCATGACTTGATTAATCCATTTCCTGTTGGAGCGACCCCATGGAATCCGTCCATTCCAAATCTTACAGCATACAGTGACGTTTCACCAGTAGCTGATTTAGTTTCGGCGACAGGATCATTTGTTCCTGGTTTAGCCCCGAGATTTACAAGAGGAATTCCCGCATACATCTCGACCTGCTGACCGAAACTGTTCAGAGCAGTCGTATACATTGCAGTTCTTCTTGCACACGCCCTTATTCTTGCAATAAGCTGTAAGTTCCCGGCTATCATGGAAGGTGTTCCGTCAAGTCCCATCAGAAATTCATCCAGCATGTCAAGGAAAGCCTTGTAGTTGCTATCTATTGCGGCCGAAGTAGATAAGTCTATTGCGGCTCCTGGAGTAAATTCTGTTGAACTTCCTGTGATTGCTTTTTCAAGACCATCAAATGCCTTACTATCCACTGCACTGTCACCATTAATCACAGTGTTGTTAAATAAAGCAGATGCAGCTTTTATCTTCTGTGACATCTGTAACTGCACTTCTGACACTATTCCGCCCATGTCTGCGATAATTCTGTCAATTTGGAATGATCCCCCGAAGATTTTTAAGTCTACGTTATGTCTTTCCTTAGAAACTTCAGCAGGTGTGTATTCATGATTGACTTCCCTGAAGTCCGCGGTTGGTTGAGTCTTCAGCCTTGTATATCCATAAGTCATTGTAGTTCCTCCTCCTGTCGGGGACACCACATTGTCAAATGGTATGTTGTTCATGATAAAGTTACTCTTTGCAAATTCGTCAATCACTCCAATTTGCAAATCGTCCTGTACGTTCTTTTTAGCTTCCGCTAGTGTTATCGGCATATAAGCCACCTCCTAATTTTTTTAATCTGTTTGTGTAAATTTTGCCATTATGGCATCAGCTAGAGATTTTGGGGCATTGCTTCCCCCATTTCCTGTATTTCCTTCACCAGGTTTCACTCCTGTAAAGTTAGGTCCTTTCGGTTTTGTTTCTTCAGCGGCTTTAAACAGCATTTTACTGTCTTCCGCTTTTTTCAAGCTTTCAATCTGTTCGTTGATTCCAAGCAATACATCACCGTCCATTTTGATTTTACTCATGTCCAATAGTGCTTTTACTGCCTTGATATTTAAGGCATCCGCTCCAAGCAAGGCCGTATCCACCGCTCCTGCCAGTTTTATTTCCGCAAGTTCGGCATTATATTTATCCGTTGCGGCCTTATTTTCGTTCTGCAGTGTTTCAATTGTCTGCTTCAAAGATTCAACATCTCCAGTACTGTTCTTCAGAGTTTCAAGTTGCTTATCCCTTTCGGATAAATCTTTCTCAGCCTGTTTCTTTGCATTGTTCACTTCATCAAATCTTGCTTTAGGGATAAATCCTTTCAGCTGTTCCGCATTTGCCGACAACACTTTTTCTGCCTGTTCCTCCGTCAGTCCAAGTTTTAACAGATCCTCTTTGTTCATAAAATAATCACTCCTTCATTTTTTACGCTGTATGTCAGCGGTATTATGTCTGATTTGTTCTTTTACGCCTTCAAATCCAAAAAAAAAGGCGGAATATTTACTTTTTACACTCTATGAATTTTATTATCCCTAGCAATAAAAAGACCAGAATTAAAATACCGAATATAATCTCCAAAGGCATTAATACCTGCCACCAGCTCATATGTAGGAGACCTAAAAGTTTTAATATCACAAGTCCTGCCTGTAGAACTCCAATAAATATTTTAAGCATTCTTACTTCACCTCCTCAAATGCCAGTATCAGTGCTGAGTTTATATACCATTCTTTTCCATCGCTTATTAACTTTATATTTTTACCTTTATCAGCTTTTTTAATGAATTCCTTTAAAGTTCCGTCATACGATACCCCCATGTAGTTTCCATCGCTGTGATAAATGTTCAGTTTTATCATTTTTCCTCCTGTAAACAAAAAAGAGCAGTCGTTAAACCGCTCTTGAATTATTAAAAATTATAACCTATGTTCTTTTTTAACATGTCAATTTCCTTCTTAGTTTCAGTGTCTTCTAAATAGCCCGTTGCCAATGAACTGATGTAAACTTTTTTAGGCTGTTCTAAAACCTTTTTTATTAATTCGATTTTATCAGATGCGTTCACCTTATCAAACCCACCCCATTTCAGATAAGTTTCTAAAAATACATCGACATCTACATGCCCGTTTTCTGTATCAATCAAAGCAAAACAACCATCTTCCAATGAAACTATAAATCCCGTTGTCCCGTTCGTATATAAAACATCTTTAAATCTCAACAATTTTATCACCTTCAATCTTATACAGTTTTATCCCTTTATTTTTTAAGCTCTCTAATCTGTGGGTACTTGGGAGTTTATCAGTAAAACAAATGCTTTCGACTTCATCAAGTTTTAATTCCCCATGGTATTGTAGTTCTACATACCTTACACCTAAATCAGATGTCAATTCTATCACATCAGAAGCTTTCGTATTTATCAAAACATCTGTATACTTTCTTATTTTTCCTACATCCATGGCGGATATTTCCGCTTTTTCTGTGCTGATTGCGATAACTTTTTTTAAAACTGCATTTCCTAAACTGTCATCTACCGTGAATGTTACCTTTCCCTTTAACTTATCTTTATTGAATCTGATGATTGTGTCTCCATACATATCCAATGTCCAATTATTGGTCGAATCTTTCAGAAAATCGTTGCTCGCCAAATATCCATATTTCTCATAGTCTTCCGGTTTCAGTTTAATTTTTGCACCAAAAAGGTTTCTAGTAGCTTCTTTTCTGAATTTATCAGAAATTGTCCCTCCACTTGTCCCTGTTTCAAACTGATTCATAAATCTATTTGAATCAAGCAAACTGTCAATATTATTACTATTGAATCTCATTGAAAATTCAGAATTATCTATGATATTCTGCAACTTATTAGTTGCAGCTATTTCATCCTCTTTTGATACAAGACCTTTCAAATTACCTGCATACCAGTTCTCGGTATGTTTTTTATGTTCCCGTAAGGTCTTTGGTAATCTTATTATATCACTTTTTTCAGTTTTTGCAACAGGGGTATTGTCCACATATTTTTCTTTCCAGTCCTTATAC